CTTTCTTATAAATTGAGATGATCTAAATGTTCTTTGGAAATTGTTTAGATCGGTGTTTTCGAAATTAGTCACAGCATTCTTAATTTTTGTAACAATCTCACCTGGGGTTTGAGTTGTTTGTTCTGGATCATAAAAAGCTTGGATGTTAGGAACAATATACAAATATGTTGGATCAACAATCTCAGCTTCAATAGACTGAACCTGTCTGTCCTCTAATGATAACACAATTGCTGCTTTTCTAGTGTCAGATAAAACTGTACCTGTAACAGGCTTTGCTGCAATAAACACTTTACCAAATGTTGGTGGATCGTTATCTTCTCCACCCCATACAGAGATGTTTTGAACATCACCATTCTCTGCTAAAATGATGTTCTTATAATCGTTAGCAGTAATAGCTCTGTTTTGTGCACTGAAGTTCTTTGGTGCATTAAACTTAATGCTGTTAATCGATTCAATAGCAGCACCACCAGAAGCTTCACTCTGTGTTGTTACTGTAAAGTTTGAGTAACCACCAATTGTAGCTGGGGATGTGAATGTGTTTGCACCATTGGGGTCATCACCATTTACAACACGATACTCAGCAATAACAATATTACCATCTCTTAGTCTGTTTCCCAATACCCCATCACCAAACTCGAGCTCATAGTAAGCCTCTTCGTTTTCTTTGATGAAGTAAACTGGTGAGTTATTGCCAACATTAGTAATGTTAGAGGCAAGTGAATACGTATTAGATGTGGTATTGGATGTGCTTTCTTGTACAGCAACTGTAAGAGATGTCGTATCGACGTTCTCGTTATCAAGAATGTATCTAACTGGCGAGTTTGTACTCACTGTAAATCTCTGAGTAACTGGCTCACCTTCAGAGATAACAAGGTTTGCACTGTACGTACCATTGACTCCAACAATTGTCTGCTGTACAGGAACAACAAACTTGTATTCTATTCCATCAATAGATGTAGTGAATTCTGTGTTCTTTGCAACAGTAATTGAATCTGGACTATCGGTTGGCGTTATGTTGACTTGGATAGTAGCGTCAGCACCTCTAGCAGATCTAGGAGTGTAACCTAGCATCTTAGCTCTTGATACTACACTAGATCTCAACAACGCCGAGTCAAGGAACATCTCGTTAGCAATCATGTTAGTGTAGAAGGACTGGTAATAAGTGTTGTATGCCAGTACATCTAACAGTATAGACATCCCAGACCCTTCAAAGTCATAATCCTTGAAGGTATCCTGAGATGAAAGAAATGTTTTAAGATTGCTCTTAATAGTGTCAAAGTTAATGTCTGTAACTTTAAGAGCGTTATTAGCTGGCATACTATCTTACTCTTTCTAAGAAAAATGTTGCTTGAATAGGATTAGGTTGATTGACTACTGTAAAAATAAGAGTGACGGACACACCGTTTCTCTCTTCGTCAGCAATTACCTTAATGTCATTTACTATGACCCGAGTCTCAAAATTCTTAAGAGCTACTTCTATGTCTCTCTTTATTTCATGAACTGTAAACTCATCAATATGTTCGAAGAGTTTAGCTCGGATGTTTGCACCAAACTTTGGTTGATATGGTCTTTCATAATGATTGGTAAGAATAATATTCTTAACTGCTCTGATTACCGCATCATTATTTTCAAGCAGAGGCAAACGTCCAGTGACTGGATGTTTATTAAACGTGATGTTTAAATCTCTGAATGTGACTTCGTTTGGTATCGGCATCGCTTAATCCTTTTGGATATTTATCCTTGAGACCGCGAATCCTGAATCTCTTTACGGCGTTCTTTACAAAGCTTAGCGATTTCACTCAAAGCTTTACGAGCTCTAGTTCCGGCAGTCTTGTTACCACTTTCAAACTTCTCACTTTCTTCTGTGTATGTCTCAAAAAGAGACTGTAATGTATCATGTATCATTTTATCCTCCGACAAATACATTTGATGACCCTGATGTCATCGATCCAGCATCAGCACTATCCCCCACTCTTCCCACAGCTATTCCATTAATAAACACAGAGCTTGACCCTGCGTTAAGATTAGCAACGTGTGGTGCACAAGGAGGTGCTGGTGGAAATGGATGTGATACAGTAGGCGCACCTACAACAATTATATCAATACCATTTGCATGAACAGTCCCATCTGTTGCAGAAGAAGCAATAGTTGTTGTACTAGAACATATATGTCCAGTACTCAACGAATCTCCAACTCTACATACAGCAGGCATTAGTTCAGATCAATCCTTGCAGCATCTACATCCAAGTTTCCAGTGATTCTAGTTGTGACACGTCCACTGATGTTTTCGACAATGTTTCCACCAACAGTAGTATTGATATCACCATCTACTTTTAGATTGTAGTTACCTTTAATGTAAGTATTGCAATTACTATCAATCGTTAGATTGACAGATCCTTTGACATTAACAAAGTCTGAACCTGCAATAACCTCATAGTTATCAGCTACAATTCTAGTGACTTTATTCCCATCTTTATCTATCTCATAGAACGTACCAGACTTATGATACTCGTGTATACGCTCGTTTTCAGGAGTATCGTCATATTCTACTATGTGACCTGATTCAGTCTGTCTGACGTGGTTATATGGATACTCAGCCCCATATTCAATAGCAAGTTCGTTCCATGACGATCCCGTCGAGGTAGGTACGGCTGATGTGAGACCACTTTCCTTAGCATCAAGTACTTCGTGGTCAAAGTTGATATCATTTCTTGTCAGTCTGTTGACATCTGGTTCATCTTTACGAGCTGGATAGACACCATTTGGATCTGTAAATCCTAGACGACTAAAGGCCTTTTCTGAACCTAATTCCTGAGGAATACCAGACAGAGATCCAACAACGATTGGTCTTTGTGCTCTCGCTCCATCTAAGAAGAATCCCATCACCCACGATCCTTCCAATAGACCAGTAGGTGAAGTCCCAATATCACCCATAGCAGCTGACGTTGGATCTTGAATTATTTGAGCCCACGGAAGAGAATCAACTGGCACCTTAGCCTTGTCTGCTGAATACCATCCATAAATCCTAACACGGACTCGTCCCATACGCAGAGGATCTACTCTGTCTTCAACAACACCTACAAACCATATGAACTCCATCCCTATGTAATCGTGGTTTACATTTGCCATTATCTAGGTACTCCTTGATCATCAAGTTCAGTCAATGCGGGCTCAGCATATGCATCCTTAGCTACTTTCATAATAGTAAAATAACCAGCTGCTTTATTGTATACATGTTCAACTCTTACAACTAAAAATTTAGCAGAGGAATATTTGTTACCAAAGAACTTATTATACGTATCCTTTGTTTCTTGGTCTGACGCGTTAGTCGGTACGTATAGATTGATTATTTGACCAGCTTTAATTTTACTGTTTCCAGGAACAGAGATGTGCATCATGATGTTGTTTATAGAAGCACTGTGTGCTATGGTAGAAGCTACAAACTTATGTCTGACAAATGGATAGAAGTTTGTTGGATCAATTGGTGGACATCTTCTGTTAAGATAAGATTTCTGATGATAGTTACCTAAAGACAGGTTACTTAAGAAGTATCTGCTATGTGAAGCACCGACCGAATCAACTGCAGAGTTGACAGAGGATATAATCTTATTGCCACCAAGTGACTTAAGCTTGCTAAAGTCCTTATCGTATATGAATGTACGCTCCTCTGTTTCCTTAAAGATCAAGTCTAGTATTAAAGAACTATTGTCTAACAAACCATTATCTGTCTGAGATAACATATCAAACTGATTGAGGTATTCAATACTTTCAACTCTTTGATCAGGACTGATCTTATCACCCTCATCTAAAGTCACCTCTTCTTCTACATCTTGTTGAATGTAGTAAAAGTCCTCTACAGGTTCTTGATCAAACATTCCAGCAATTGTTTTAAAATTAAACTGATCATGGTCCTCATAGAACACATAGTTTGACAGCTGTCTGTTTGTTGCTGATTGAGCTTCTGACGACAACAGGTTAATGAATTCAAACGGAGCATTTTCTGGTGCAATGAAACTATGCAATCCTAGCGTAGGCTCAATTGCAATCTCTTTACCTTTTTGTTTATCCTTAAGGACATTTTCATATACCAATTTTACAATATCACCGATTGAATAACCCGTATATGCTCTATCGACTGTCCTGTTCATACTTCTAATGTGTTCACGTGACACTCCAAACAGAGTATAAGAGTCAGCCTTTTCGCCTTGTTTTTCTCTATCAGATATCTTGTACACATCAAACAAACATCTTATGTTCTCATCAAAGGTTGGAGTACTGAACTCAATTTCAATCAACTCTTCACCGATAATTGGAAACGTTTCAATTAAACTGACAGCATCGAGGATTTTGAGAGAACACGTCATTGTGTTCGTAAAGATGTCTTCATAGATTCTGAAAACGGTATTGTATTGATCTAGATCAAGAAAGACTGATCTGTAATTATAAAGACCAATACGTTCAATGTCAATAGCTTTAGGCTTATAATTAGCCTTTGATGAAGCACTCATCTTAAGACAGCTCTAAATTCCGATAATAATGTTGCAAGATATCTTTCATCCAATAATTTAATTTCACGTTTAGACTCATTGAGCTCTATTTCATATTCGTAGTTAGTCACCTCTCTCCTGACTGAGGCATCAAGAGTTAAGTATGTAGTTTCATCGACATGAATAGACTTTTCTTTGACAGGAGTATCACTTCTATACGTTGATGCGGTCCTAATAATCTTTTCGTAATGATGAACTTGTGCTTGAGCAGCAGCAACACTTCCATACTTGTTTATAATAAAAGTATTAAGACTGTTTTGATCAAGAGGCCAATCGTATAGAGGATCAACAATGTCATTAGCTAGGAAAATAATCCAATCTAAAGTAGCATCACCATAGTATTTGTCAGCAATACTTGTAGGAGTATCAGATTCTTTAACTGTATAGTCATAGTATACAGCAGTTCTGTTTTTAAGTACTTCTGCTATCTTAAAGCGAAGCATTACATTAGTTAAGATAACAGGCTTGTTGTTTTTCTTAACATCATACGATACTGTAGGAAAGTGTTTGAAAAAATGTGGCATTATCTACCCAACCCTGCAATCTCATCTTTAGTAGTAATAGTAACTTCTTGGAATGTCATAGAAATGTCGACAACTGAAGGTGCCATGTCACCATCACCACTATTGAAGTACAACGGAGACCCTTGTGCATGATAGTCAACATCAAAGCTGGTAAGGACACTAGTGCCAATGTCGAACAAAAAGTTTTCGTTTTTAAAGTCTATGTCAAACTGTTGAGGATATTCAAAAAAGTGTGTAGACTTACTTATTTTGGGAGCCATGTAATATTTAAAAGCTGTAATAATTTTGTTAATCGTTACAGATTCAGCTCTGTTTCTTGCAATCAATCTGTAGTTGAAGCTATGAGATCTGAAGTCTGTACCGTCAAATAAAACAGCTTGATGAGGATTTCTAGCAATACCTGCATTACCCAGTCCAGCAGTTACAGCTTGGTTTGCTGCAACAGCAGCAGCACCACCAGCTATGGCTCCTGTGGTGCCTCCAATAATGTTACCAATTAAACCTGAGGCTAATGTACCTGCTTCAGACTTTGCAAAATCAGTTGCAAGTGCTCCAGCAATGGCCTCCTTGTTAAATTGATCTTTGTTTCCAGAAGTGGCATCACCCAATCCGGCGGAAGTAAGAGCTCCTATTACACCGAGCTCTTGATTTTTATAATTTGATTTGTAACCTGTCTTTAACGATGTTGGGACAGGTAAATAAATGTAAGCGAGAGTGTTTTCTTGTTTGACTGCTTTACTTCTAAACTTTCTTTCCTCAGCTACTCTAAAACAGACCCAATGATCTGTATCTCCAAGTCCTTGTGGAAAAGAAAGTCTTTTATCGCTGGTACGACCGTCTGCAAGAGATGAAAGAGCACCTCGTGTACTGTCCATTTCAGCAAAGCGCTGTTCGTACAGTTCGTTTAAAACTATTGGAGGCTGATTGGCAATATCCGCAGCAATTCTATTTGTTTCTGATTGTATAGAACCGAGTAACTTGTTGTTACCGTCAGCATCAAATATTCGATCTACTAAGGATGGACTATCTTTTTGATTTTGAGCCATTTCTAATCCAATGAAAGGTTATTTTAAGCCACAGCGCCCAGAAAAGTATAATGGCGATCCGACAAATATTATTTATCGCAGCAGCTGGGAAAAGCGATGTATGATCTACTTTGACCGCAACCCAAACGTTCTTAAGTGGGAGTCAGAGGAGTTCTTCATTCCTTACAAGTCAAAAATAGATGGTCGGATGCATCGTTACTTCCCAGACTTCAAGATTAAAGTCAAGAACACTCAAGGTATTATAGAGACTATCTTAATTGAAGTCAAGCCATACTATCAGACTCAAGAACCAAAGAAGAAGTCTAGAGTGACTAAGCAGTACATTAACGAAGTTAAGACTTATGGTATAAATATATCAAAGTGGGAAGCTGCTGAGTCCTACTGCAAAGATAGAAACTGGAAATTCATGATCCTCACCGAAAAAGAGCTTGGCTTAGACTAATGGCTGCTTATATCTTCGACGAAATACTCTCAAAAGGGATCCGTGCAGGAAAGATACCTGGACGGACGGT